AGGGTATTTTCGACCTTTACCCGAACAATAAATATAATCAATTTCTGCTGGATAATTGGTTGTCTTGGTTCGTGTCCGAATTACTGTTTCATCTACATATTCAATTTCCCCTTCATATTCGGGATAAACAGCCGTGCGAATTGTTTCTTCATATAGTTCTGGGACATTATGGGATTCAATATTTTCGATTGTAAATCCTATTTCTACACCGGATTCATAGATTTGCAAGTCATTGTTATTTGCCTGTGAATACAAAGTGTGTTGAACCGTGCCTTCAAAGTCCCACGAATCTGTTTTTCCTGAATAGTTACCTGCTAATGAAGTTTGGAATTCATTGTTTGTACTCAAACCGGAATAAACACTCACAGTAGTTCCTATCTTTAAATGATTTAACGCAGAATACGACCCATTAACTGTCCCAAGTTTAACCGTCCCATTGATGCTTGAATATTCACCTAATTTATTTACTTGGGGTAATGCCATATCGTTTTGTGTAGAAGAAGGTGAAACAGCATCACCATCTGCATCTAATGTAGCGTAAGAAGAAAACGAGCCATCAACCATGTTATCACGATTTGTTGTAGATGCCGAGCCTACGTTTGTCGTACTTGAACCAGAGGACGAATAAGGTACATATACGACAGCAGATGCACCACTGAATTTTATAGTCGAACCTGAATTTGAAACAGTACCTGTCAATGTAGGGTAATAGCCATCTTTGTAAATATATACATTTTCATTATCTAATGTGTGAGGTGTTTCATTGTCAAGTTTTGCACTAATTGCTTCATCGTCCACATTCCATTTATCTGTTATAATTACTGGAAATGCACCTTTATAGAATTGCTTATACCTATCAAAATATGACGTTGGAATCGTACCTATATCCGTCTTTTCATAGAAATCACCGTACGCTATAGGAATTGGCTTATCTATATTCTTTTCAGGTGCATTTGGATATGTAGCTAAATCTACCACATTAGTGGGAAGCTGTTTATGGTATGTCGAAGATTTATCCAGCAACTTGAGATTCGTAAAACTTGTATCATAGGCTATATCACCTGAAATTATACCAGTACCTATCATCCTTGCAGCCGTATCATAAGTTTCTGCATTATTTGTATTCAGAAACAGTTCCCACTTTCTATTAGCATAATTATTTGTTGAAAACAAATCAGAGAACCTTCCACCGCTTATAGAATTATCTGTATTAATTAGCTTAACAGACATATTTCCTGTAGAAGTTGTAAAATTAAAAAAATCTAAACTATGTGAAAGGTTTCCCCAAGCCGATACAATGCCGTGATACATATCAGAGCCGTCTATACGGTCTTTGTCTGATACACCTGTGAAACTGGATTCATCGTTGTAATAGAGCTTTAAAACCCAAAAGGCAGTAGTGTTGCCAAGCAATAAAGAGTTAGATAGCGATGAATCAAAGGAAAGCATTATGCAAGAGCTTTAGCTTTATTAATTGCCGGGAGAAGTTCATTCACCACATAATCTTCTTGAATTATGCCTCCAGAAATATTAATATTAAAAACCTTATTATCCTTTAGTGCCCTGCTTTCGGGTCTGTCAGTCGGGGTAATCTTAACGTGCTCTCTTCCAGCCTCGCCAACCATAATAAGCTCTGGTTTATTGGTAACAAACTCACCGCCTTGAGCGAAGGATTGTGATTCAATCATTCTTACATTTGCAATACCGGCAGCAATAGCAGTGGCAGCAGCGAGAGCTCCAAGTCCCGGGCCGATTACCGGAATCCCAGCCATTGCCTTATATGCTGCATTAGCCGCTGCATAAGTATCTACTATAGCTTGAACTTGAGCAGCACGCTTTGCTTCTTTCCCTGTTATCATTCCTGCTTTTGTCATTATCGCCAAGTTATCTGCAACAGATGATGCAAAGCTTTGTGCTGTGTTTAAATATAATTGTTCTTTTGCTTCTTTAGTAAAACGAGTAATTTCATTTTCTTCAACCCCCGCTTTCCTGAATCTATCAACTGCATTATCTAATTCAATACTTTGTAATTCATAACTCCCTTTTGTCATTTCTAAAAATCGTTCATTATATTCAGCACGAATAGAAGCCTTCCGGTTCTCTGCTGATATTAATTTTTCTGCTTGTCGCTCTCGTAATTTATCTGTTTTTTCTGCAGCTTCGACCTCGAGTTTAGCCAATGAATCCATGTGAAATTTATTTAGCGCTATTTCATCTATACCAGCATCACGATATGCCTGTACCCTCTTCTCTAATAAGTATTTTTTATATTCTAATTCAGACAAACCTAATTTTTTTACTTCATCTCGAAACGATAATTCTTGGTCGATTGTATTCTTTAAATAACCTTCATATGCTTTTACTTTCGCTTCAAGGGCAGTAATCTGTTCCAGACTTGCATCAACGCCAGCCTTCATTTCTTCAGTCCATCCTTCAGGAGCTACGAAAAACGAGTTGTTCAAATCCTCCAAAGCTCCCTGAAACAAACCCATATCAGAATGTAAATCTCCAATTTGAGCATCAAGCTCAAGAATATTAGCTATTGCAATCGCACGGGTCATCCCTTCCATTTCTATTCTTGTACCCTTCATGCCTTCAATCATCTCGTCCAATGAAGGAATAGTACCGTCAATGCTATCGTTAAAATCTTTAAGTGTATCATCCGCATAAATAGTTCTTGCAGCAAGCTCACCTAAAGTAACAACAGCGATGCCAATACCAGTTCTTATAAGATGAAGTCTCGTTAATTTAAGAGTAGCATTAAAGCCCTGTGCGTATACACGAGCAGCAACGAATGAAAGTCCAACAGCTGTTATAGCAAGGGCGTAACCTTTTAATACTCCCACATTGGCAAAATGAGTTCCGAGTTTTAATAAAAGAGCCGCAAACGGCTCTATTGTATCCCCAATTCTTACACGCAATTCTTCAAGCTGTGCATTGAACGCTTTTAATTGGTTCGTATATGATTCTTTAGTTTTTAAGGCATCACCTTCAGCGTCTCTTGTCGCATTATATATAATAACAAGCCTTGCGAGAACTTTTTCCTGTGCGGTCATTTCTCTTTCTGTGTCAATAATCCCCTTTTCTAGAGCTGCATGTTGCAACATGGCTTGAGTTATGGTAATTCCATAGGCTCTTACAGCCTCATGATTGCCAACAAGGGCAGAAGTAAATGCTTTTACAACCTCATCATCTGCTTTATTTTGAAAACTTGCAACATCAACAGCTAGCTTTGTTAGAGCCATTGACAAGTCAGCGGATTTGTCTCTCGCAAACCCAAGAGGGACAAATGTATCCTGAAGGGTCGCCAACATTTCTTGGAGCATAAATTTCGACCTGCCGACACCTTCTGCGAGAGTTTCTGAAAACTCAAGTGCCCTGTCGCTTGATTTTCCAAATACAACATTGAATTTGTTCAGGGTTTCTTCAACATCAGCAGATTCTTTTACAAATCTTCCAACTGTTCTTGACAGGGCTGTCATCGCAAAGGTTGCCAAAAGAAGTTTAGACCTTAAAACTGAAAATGAGCCTAATAAGTTGCGATTATTTCTATATGCTATATCACTTTCTTTGTTTAATATTTTTTGGTCGGCTGCCGTTTTTTTACAAGCCTGACCAAACTTCTTCGTGCTTGTAGAGGTTTTCTCAATCGCGGGTTTTAGGTTTTTTATCGCCCCCTCATGGAGATTTACTTGTTTTTTTAATTTTTTTATTTCTTTTTGGAGAGATTTCTTCTCTTTGTTTACTTTTTTATGTGTGGCTATATAAGCCTTTTCACCGACCGTAACAAAAGTAAATTTTATTTTGCTTTCTGCAAGTTTAGCCATATTTTTTCTCTAATTGTTTTTGTCGTTTCCTATTCATATAATTTGAAATTATGTATGATTTATGTATCCATTTTGAGGGGTGTTCACCAAACGAACCCCCATAAGCTGGTGTATTAAATTTTTCACAATAAACATATCTGGATATGTCGTTTTGTGCTTTTTGGTCTAAAATTATATTCGGACAAGAAAAAAAGGGCAATTGAGCACGTATAGATTCTGCTATATCAAAACTCTTATTGCCCTTATCATTGAAGGACTCCGTTTCCTCACGGATAAGGCGTATTACACCCCAGACATCATCTTTGGATGTAAACCTCTTTGTCTTGTATTCGCCATTTTCCATAACCGGTAACCTTGCTTTGTAAGGAAAGTTATGAAAGCGGCAACCCTCACACTCTGAATCAATTAAGACGTTAAGCGCTAATGTGAGGGATTCTCTTCCCCCAGACCTTGATACTCCTGTACCTTTAGGGATAATTCGGTTTTGTCTTGTTCCGATAACGATTTAATAAACTTATCATCACATCCTTCAATGCCACGCCTTAACCAAGCTGTTCTAGCGCGGGATAAATTCCGAATTATTGTATTTTCGCCTTCTTGGATTATTTCAGGGATATCATTGCAAAAATCAATATCGTCTACCGACATTTCCACTACCTTTACTTTCTTCCCAGAAGAGAGCTTCACCTCTTTCATGTCTACTCCTTATTTATTATTCGACCAGACTATTATGCTACATCAAAAGTTGCCAAAGACTCTGTGCCATCATCAACGGACTTCAAAGAGCAGTCTAACATCATTATATCTCCTTCAGACATTGCAACGTTTGTTAGAACCATATTCTCTATTTCAATACCGTAGTTCGCAGAGTTTACAACCTTAAATGAATCTGTGGTATTATATGCAGATTGAGTATCAAAGCTATGTGGAAGCCCCTGTGTTACATCGTCTAATTTTATTTGGGTATCAACAGTAACCGCACATTCAGCGCCCCTATTAACAACATCAAATCCATTAGAAGTAACCCCAGTGAAAACAGCAGGGTAATCTATTGTGCAAGTGAATGAGCTCATAATACAAGATAGATTGTAAACCAAATGTCCCGATGTTGATGCAAGGGTAGTATCTGTCGAATTTGTATAGTTATTAGAACCAATAGCATTTCTTGGACTAACCTCGTTAAGATTAGGGGTATATCCTGTCTGAACTGTAGCAGAGAATTTATATCTCCCACCTTCTGTCCCCATATCAGCAGATATAGAAAAGTTAGTACACACACATCCCGTGAATACATAGTTTTTGCTATCGTCTAGATTAACACCTGCCCCTACGGTAGGGTCTACTCCCTTAATCACAACTGTAAAAGTATCTCCTGCTGTGGTGAGTCCCGCCCCATATTTTATGGTTGGGGGCTGAATCCCTGTCGCTATATCAACATCACCTGAATAATCGTTGGAAATGTTTCTTAATAAGATTAAATGACCAGCATCATTATGTAATGTTCCTGATAAAGATAACTCTACAACCCTTGCCTTATTGTCTTGAAAAAAATCTTCATCTTTTAAAGTTCTCCCAAGCCCTGATTTAACATCTAGAGCTTGATTTACATTCAAAGACGGAAATCCAACTGAATCTACATCTAGTTGATACATATTTGATGCGTGTAAAGCAGAAGTTCCTGCTGTTGATTCATTTATTATCCAACACGAATATTCCTTTGGTGAAGTTGATATACCTGTTGCCATTACTTATCTCCTTTCTTTGTAGTTGAAGAAGGGGTTTTTTCTACCAAATGCTCAATCCCAACAACTATGGTTTTAACATCAATTTCTTTCCCTTCTTGTAATTTGTCCCATTCTTCTTTACTTACTCCACATTGTTTCCAACAATTCGGCAAGCTAGAACTTTTCTCTTTGAGTTTTATTTTCATATCCGACTCCTACTTTCGTTCTTTAAGATATGTTGCTTAAATACATTGCGTTAAAATCCCACTTAACGACATTTAAACCGTCTACCTCCTCCTCTTCCTCCGTCTTATCGTTGATAATCATACTATCAAGCCTTCCGTTGAAGTAGGTGTTGTTCAAATTGTCATTAAAGAGATTTTCTATTCGAGAAACTTGTCGCATTATATGCTCCCAAGCATCTCTTTTAACAGCTTTTTCCTTTAGGTAATATGCAATCTCCAAAGCATATTCTCTAATTTCTCCAGTTGATAATTTATCAACAAATTCATTGCCAATTGGGGTAAGCCTT